CCAGCGGCCTTCCAAACACAACCTCCGTACCGTTACCCCAGTCTATCACCGTATTTGATGAAAAGTCCTTAATATAACCCTCTTCTAAATTAAAACCAATATTGAGATCGCCAGAATAAAAAAATCCAGAACCGTTGATAACATTTCCACCAGCCGTAACTTGTTCAAACACAACACTATTGGTAGTCCCCAACCCAATCGCCGTGCGGAAATTTGTGACGTTGGTGTTGGTAAGTGCAGGTAAACCTAAACCCAAATTCGTTCTGCTTGCCGCCGCATTGGCTGCTGCATTGGTGCCAGAAAAATAAATAGGCTCAATGTAGGAAATGTTATCGGCCAACATCCATGCTCCACCGCGATACATCAATAGAACCGTCTCATCAAGCTGGTTAAGTGTAATAAGATTGGTTTCCGCGCCCAATTGCCTAACAGCCGTCACTGCGTTGGTTGTCTGGGCTAGATGTGTAATAGTTGCTCTATCTCCTTCAAATGTGGTTGCGGGGTTGGTTGGCAATGTAACCGTATTTGTAATTCCCGACACCGAAGGAGAAAGGCTGAACAAGAAAAGATTACGGCTGTTTGTCGCGGCATTTGTGGATGTTCCAGTAACATTTGTCTGATATTGAACAGTTGTGGATATCGGGGCCACTTGCCAGAAGTTAGTCGGGCTTACCACAGACCCGCTTGTATTGACTAATACTGGATTGGTATTAGATCCAAAAAGTGCAGCTTGGAATGTTGTGGCGTTTGTGTTGGTGAGGCCCGTCCAAGGAATGTCAAGATTCGTTCTTGCTGCTCCAGCGCCAAACGCTGTATAGCCAAACCCATCCCAACCAACAAAAGCTGGAGTTGCTGTAGAAATATTTGTTGCGGCTTTTATTACATCTCCACCAGCCCCAAGTACCAATAGCCCCTGACCAGTTCCAGCACCTTGTTCAAACTCTAAGAATATCGGCCCATTAAGATAGATTCCATTACTTGCATTGACGGCAAACGTGTTGTTTCCGCGAGAATTTCCAGCGGTTCCTCCTTGTGGCACACCATTAAAAAGAAATGCCCCTTGATTTGTCATTCTTCCAAGCAATCCCATAACAACTGATCCACCACCAGTTGGAACATTACTAACCGTATTAGCACCCCCGAAAGCAAAACTATTTTGTGCATTAGAATCTATAAAATTTTGCACTCCAAATACAGATGAATTATTTGTGGAAAGATTTGTATTAAGCGATCCAACAGAAAGCCCAGCAAATGCATTATTTGTTGCTCCAAGCCCAATGGCATTACGGAAATTTGTAGCATCTGTATTCGTAAGTGCAGACCAGCCCAATCCAATGTTGGTTCTTGCTGTTGCGGGGTTGGTGGTACCAACGAAATCAGTGAGTCCAGAGGCTGACCCATTGGTTGGAAGTTTTCCATTAAGAGCCGACTGAAGCCCGACAACATTAGATAGCGCGAGATTGGTTAATGCAGATCCATTGTTGGATGCTAATGTAGTAAGATTTGTGGATGCTGGCTGAAATGCTGTTTCGGCGTTTGTTGCCGAAGATTCAAGACCAATAGCACTACGAAAATCTGAAGCAGTTAGTGCCGTTGCCGTATTATCTGCATTCAGCCTCAAGAATCTGATGGCGCTTGGATTAACAAGCGTAAACAAGTTTCCACCAACAGTTGTAGCACCAAGAGCGGTTCTAGCACCACCTGCATTGGTTGCTCCAGTTCCGCCATTAACAATGGAAACAACTCCAGTTACGTTTGTTGCCAGTGCAGCGGTACCTGTAATGTTTGAAGCCAAGGCAACGGTGCCGCTAATATTTGCTGCCGTAATGTTACTAAGTCCACTGGCATTTCCATTGGTTGTAATTTTTGTATCAAGGTTAGACTGGAGACCAACAACACCTGAGATGGCAATATTTGTCAATGATGCGCCATTATTTGTAGAAAGATTGGTTAGATTTGCATTGGCTGGCTGAAATGATGTTACCGCGCTGGTTGCTGCCGTTCCTAGCGACAACGCTGTTCTCGCCGCTTCGGAATTGGTTGCGACAAATACTGCATTTCCAACAGTTGTTGCACCCAAGGATGTTCTCGCATCAGAAGCATTTGTTGCTCCAGTTCCGCCCTTTTCAACCGAAAGAACACCAGAAATATTTGTTAATGTGACCACTGGAATATTTGAAACTGCAATAGTTCCAACCAAATTGCTGGCCTGAAGATTGGTTAGCAAGCCACCATTACTTGCCGCCAAATTCGTAAGCACAGAAGATGATGTTTGGAACGAAGATGACGGATTTGTGGATGCGGTGCCCAACAAAAGAAGCGACCTTACCGCAGCGGCATCTGTTGCTGTAAAAATATTTCCACCGATTGTCGTAGAGCCCAATGCCGTTCTGGCTGATGCAGCATTAGTAGCTATAAAGACAGCGTCACCAACAGTTGTAGAACCTAGATTTTGTCTGGCATTTTCAGCATTAGTTGCGCCAGTTCCACCCTGAATAATACCGAGCGTTCCAGTGATTCCAGTGAAAGTTACGGAAGGAATGTTCGATGCCGCTATAGATCCAACAATGTTTGAGGCTTGGATATTTGTAAGAATCCCACCATTTGAAGATGCCAAGTTTGAAAGCGTTACGCTTGAAGATTGAAATGCGGACACAGGACTTGTTGCAGCACTGCCCAAACCGAGACCCGTACGAGCATTGGATGCATCGGCGCTCCAAAAATTTGTTGGCTGAACAACAGTATTGTTTGTTCCAACCAGAACGTTGCGAGTTTGCCCGAAGCCCGAAACAACCAAGGCTCCACCGATAATAAGTGAGAGAATATATTTCATTTTTACATTAGTCGCTTCCAAACACGTTTTGTTCCAGCTTGGCTATCATAGTCATTAGGTCGGACTACAAATGGCAGATTTTCGGCGTCAGTGCCGTTGGTAAGTTGATAAATGGCTGGAACTCCATCGATAACCAAAAAGATAACAATTCCAACAGCATAAGTTCCGCTAACTGTATTCAAGCTATCAAGGTTAGTTGAGCCACCGCCTTCCAAACCAGTAATTGAAGGTTCAACGCGAAGAATATTAACACTTGGAGTTTGGATCGGAGTTGAAGAAACGCCGATAACACTGCTAGAAGGAATGGGAATACAGATCTTGCTCATTTATCGGGTAACCTCTGGTGAAATGATAACATTGCCTTGCAGGATTCGGGTTGTGACGGCCCCGTTGTATAGCTCAAGGTCATATACGGCTTTATCACAGACCGAGAGCGATGCCGTGTCAGATGCCGAAATAAACAGTCTAATAGATCCTGTAGCCTCATTCAATACGATTCTACCATTACTTGTGGACAATTCAAGAATTAGTGCTTTGGATTCGGGCTTTGACCGAATATGAATCTTGGCGGTATAGCCCGTAAGATCCACTGGTGCAGATGGTTCTCCAGTCTCGTAAAACAGAGTCTGATTAAACGTGGCACCTTGGAATATACAAATATCCGCTTCGGCAATCGGTAGTTGAGCCATAAATGGCAAATAGAATCTACCAATTCTTCTTTATAGTCAAGGCTTGTTTGAGTTTTTTAAATGTCTCTTTGTTGAGCCGTTTCTTTTCCTCAATCGCCTCACTGCCAGCCATGGCTCCGAATACCTTACGGGCCACAAATAATCCTACTGCAAACGAATCAAATAAGTCGGGAGATTTTCCGATCCGCTTTTTCATATCAGTCTTGGACTCAATGATAATCTTGCGGGTTCGGCGCACATATTTTCTCTGGGTCATCTCCCATGCCAAGTCAGGGGTAATTCCCTTGAGTTGTTCGCACTCCAAAAAATAACGAGCAGCAAAGCAGAGTTCTGAGGCCATGTTGTGGAACAATTCCTTGCCAACTTGCGGTTTTCCAGTGACTTCGTTCCTCATGGCATATTGTGCGCTGACAGGAAGGTCGGATGCCGCTCCCGCAAAACTCACTGCATGCCAACCCTTTAGGAGTTCTCGTTCTCCGATTGACCAGAAGATGCCACCAGCCGAAGCATCTACGCCCATCCATTGATTTGGAATTCCCAACTTAAGAGAGAGATCGTGGATTTGTTGGATCATCTCGTATTGGAAGTCCTCTTGAGATCCCGCCCTTCGATTGAGGACATACTGCTTTTCGACGGCTATCGCCCACTTACCACTAATAAGCCTGCCATACTTGAGGTGGGTAAACACAAACCTATCGCCGCCTTCAGTGTAGCTTGGGTCAATACCAGCAATATCTTTTGGGGTTCCATCCCAGATTGGCTTGTCCAGTGCCCCATGGCGAGCCAACAGAATATCAGAGACAATCGTGGAGTCATCGGCATCGGCGGGAGGCCAGAACCCCCTAAACTTTCTCCAATACTGTGGATTCAGTTCTCCAAGTTCCTTTCGGGCCAAGGCTACATCATTGGGTTTGGGGAGAAACGGATAGCGCAACCCCTTACCAGCGTCGAAGGACTGTTGGTTGGGGTTGTCGTTCTCTGAATCAAACCTGATACATACACCCTCGATACCAGCCACCCGTATCTTCCAGTTCGGGGTTTGCTCGTCCACACTCATCCATCCCTTGATGGGTTCACAGAATTTTCCATGGGGGTCAAAAATGGAGGACGGGTTACCAGCGCCGACGATGTAGAGTTCTTGTGCGCCCTTGAATCCCCAGACTGCCTCGTTGATAACCGAAGCCGAGCAGTCTTGCAACTCGTCAATAATCAACACGATACGACGATTTTTCTTACCCTGAAGTCGCTTCTGGGCATCGTCTTTGTATTCGTCGCCAGCCGCCAAAAGCATGATGGAGGACGCATCACTCACTCCTGTTTCGGGATCGATAATAGCACCCTCCTCATCCGAAAGTTTGATGATGTCCATGGACTCAATGAGTCTTCCAGATGCTAATCCCATGTTTCGGGCTTCGCGGTACATCTTGACCAATGCCGCCCAGATACGCTGTTTGGCGTCAATTTTGGACGTAGAGACCACAATGGTCATCGTATTGATGGGGTCGCAGAACCAGTTAACCAGTGCAAACGCCGCCATGCCGTAAGACTTGCCAGAATCCGTGCCGCCAGCGAGACCCGTCACACTTCGGACAAATCGGTTTCCTGTGGCCTCATCCACCTCATAGACTTGATTGCAGAATGCCTGTGCGCTGAGTTCCGCCCACCTATGCCATTGAAAAGTTGGCCAGATTGCCGAGACAACATTGCGATAGTGACGAGCCTTGCCGAGACCTCCTTCTTCGGGGGTAAGCCCCTGCAAGAAGGCGTCCATCTCAATGCGGATTGGCGTAATTGCCTGTCCGTCTTTGGGTAACCACAACCTCCCGTATTTCTCTATCCCTTGATCAACTGTTGCCATTTATGAAATTTATACTAAACTAATCCGAATGGAGAAAAAGCGCAAGAGCGGAGAGCGGGATTGGGACACGCCAGAAAACCGCATCAAAAAACAGAATGCATTTAGGCTCTACGCCGCTGGGAGAGGATTGCCAGAGGTAATGAAAGCGTTGGAAACAAAGCATAAACCAACTCTGGAAAAGCTGATCTATAGCGAGAAGTGGGACGAATACGTCAAGGTCTGGCAGGAAAATCCCGAAGCAGAAAACTTCTACCCTTGGGATAAAGAACGTCCCGTGGCCTTGGTTGCACCTCCTTCCAGTATGGAGGAGATGGACAAGAAGCGTAGAATGGAATGTATCAAGGGATTCTCCATGTACTGTTCGGGGCGCAGCCTGCGGGATATTGCCGAAGAACTGAAAGTGAGCGAGTCTACTGTTTGCTTGTGGCGGGACACCCAACGATGGATTCAGTGTAGGGAGCGTTTGGTAAACGAACAATCTCCCGCTCCTTGGGAAGATGATGGGGTTCCTTCCGTGATGTCGGAAATTACGGCTTCATTGGAGACCATGAAAAAATCGATCAAGTTTTTAACTGGCAAGGTTCTGGTGAAAGCCGCTGATGCCGCTCAAGATCTAGATGGCATGGAAGCTCTTGGCATGATGAGGAACATCAAGCAGTTGGCAGAAGCGGCATCTATTAACTTCTCCGAGGGTAATAATCAACAAAATGCAATTCAGATCAATATTGCTACAAAGCTGGAGTCCATGAAGATTCCCGAAAACAACACCTATGAAGCGGAGCTAATTATCAATGAGTGACGCGCCTAAATTTTGCTACGAAAGAAAAACGGATGTGCCGCCACAGGGATGGTGGGTTAAATGCCCAATCGTTGAGGAGAAAGTCCAAGGCGGGGATTATTGGGACATGGTAAAAAACTGCGAGAAGCTTTTGCTCTCCAAAGGAATCACACCACCAGTTGATATTGTGTCACAAATAGACAACAACCTTTGCGACAGGCTTGCTGGAAATACCAACTGTGTTCCTTGTTCAACAGCCAAACAAACCCTTGGATTTGGCGAAATTGTGCGCTGGGTAAGGGCAATGTACCACTTTGCCAGAAACAACAAATTTCAACTGGTTGATCAAGAAGAAGCTGAACGCAGGGCTAAAATATGTGCATCTTGTCCGCAACAAATCCCCACTTCTGGATGTTGGGGATGTAAGGGAATTGCTGGAATGTTGCCCCATATTGCGGGGGCAAAGACAACGTCTTATGACCAGCAACTTAAAGCCTGCGGGGTTTGCGGCTGCTACAATGCCGTCTCAGTCCATCTTCCAATTGATGCACAGGGCGGAGAAGGATTGAACTTCCCATCCCATTGCTGGAAGGCTACGCCACCTCAAATCGGGTAATTGCCTTGTTGAAGCTCATGTTGGCCACACCTGTGGGGCCATCACGATGCTTGCCGACAATAAACTCCATGGTGGGATTCTGCTCATGGTCTTGGGCGTCTTCGCTGTGAAGCATGATGACAATGTCCGAGTCCTGTTCGATGGCTCCAGATCCCTTGAGGTCTGAAAGGCTTGGGCGTCCTCCGCGCTTGTCTGGGTCGCGATTGAGTTGAGCCAGCACCAAAACAGGAACCTTGAGGGTCTTGGCCAGATCCTTGATGCCGCCGCTAATCTCTTCCACCTCGCACACGCGATTGTCTTTTCCACGCTTGCTATCGCCCTTAACCAACTGGAGATAGTCAATGATGATGAGGTCTAGCGGGGTACGCTGGTGGGCGCGGCGAGCTACCGCTTTGAGATAGCCGATAGATTTGGCCGAGCTATCGTCGCAGATGATTTCGGATGCTTGGATTTCCTGCACGGCCCGTCCGAGAGACTGTTTCTGATGCGGGGTCACTCGACCAGATAGAATGTCAGCAGCGCCCACACGCGCCCGCGAGCGGATCATGCGCTCCATGAGAGCAACGCTTGTCATCTCCAGAGAGAAGATCAAGACCCGTTTCTTCTGGTTGAGCGCCACGTTTTCGGCAATCTGAAGGGCGCTGGCCGTCTTACCAACCGCTGGTCTCGCAGCCAAAACAACCATATCTCCACCACGCAAGCCAAACATGAGAAGGTCATCCAATGGGGTGATGCCTGTGCGAATGCCGATGCAGGGTTTTCCAGCAATCGTGGATTCAATGTTCTGGGCAGCGCGATCCAAGGCGTTATTGATCGATAGCTTGCTACCATCATCCATCTCGTAGTCGGCCCGCATGACAGTGGTCTCTGACCAGTTCTTAAGTTCTTCAATCTTTAGCTCGCGATCTCTGGCTTTGTGAACCATGTCGTTGGCCAAGTATTCCAACGACCTTCTGTAGCGGGCTTCTTCCAGCTTGGGGTAGTAGCGTTTCCAGTTGTTGTGGGCTACACACGAAGTTGCAACTTCTGTAATCTTTTGTTCACCCCCTACGATATCGTATTCGTTGGCCGCTTCGATCTCTCCCTTAACATTGATGATGTCTGCCTGCATTCCCTTGGCAATACAGCGCATGACTGCCCGAAAGATGATTTTGTTCTCCTGAAGGTAGAAATGATCTTCCTTTATGGATAAAAGGATCTCACGCTGATCCTCTGACGGGGCATGACAGAGGCAGGAAAGGATGGCGGTTTCGGCGGATGGTTCAAAGATGACTTCTTGCATAGGAAGCGTTAGACAGCCTCTTGGGCCTTTCGTTCACGCTTTCTTTGCAAAATTGCCATCATGGCCTCGCGCCTGCGCTGGCGCTCTTTTTCGCTGATTTTTCTCTTTTTCTTCTTCAGCGTTTTTGGTATACTTTTTGTTTCGATGGGAGATTTTATTACCTCTGTTTTTGCCTCTGTAGTTTCTTCGTTTGTAACAAAGTGGTTGATGGCCATGCGGTGGAGCGAGCCGTCCTTACACCCGTGGATTACCACGGCTTGGCTGGAGATAATTCGGTCTGGGCAAGTAACCCCCTGAACCGCTTGAGCCTCTGGATCTGCGGCAAAGAATACAATCTTTCCGTCCTTCCATTGGTAGTTGACGCTTTTCCAGTAGGTTCGGATAAGTGGCGTGTCGCGGCCAATCTCCATAAAATTCCAACGGCATCGAACGTCCCAAGGCTCTGGAATGTTTCCTGAGTTCTTGTAGGCCAAATTGTAAGTCGATAGCGACTGTGCCGAGGCACAGAAGTCTAAGAAATTGGGGGGATAAACCGCGCTTCCCACAATCATCTTGTAAATATTTCTTCCGTTGGAAGCCATTCCGCCTTCGTAGAGATGGCCAATGATGCCGACTTGTTTGTGGTATTCGGCGTCGAGATCATCAACCCATCCTTCTTTCATTGGAACGCAGTCTGGCTCCCAGAAGTAAAATGGAGTCTTGGTTGGGTACATCGCAGATGCCACATCGGCAAACATCTGGTTCGGGCCAAGAGGCCAACCATCGAAGCCATCTTGGACAATGAGGTGGTCAACTTCAGGAAAGCTTTTCTTTAGTTCATGGATGATATCAGAAACGCCAGATGTATCATTCTTGGTACACACTGTTGCCTTGTGGCGCATGTTAATCCCCATAGCTGTGATAGCCTTGGCCGACTCCATTGCCAGTTCGGCGTCCCCGTTATGGTAGGCAAAGACGATATTCATTGTGCGTCGAAGTTAAGAGGCCAGCTTGGATGGACGGGGTCTTCCAAGCGAATGCGAACGTTGTTACGCCCTTGGCCCGTCAGCTTTTCGGACTCAAAGGTTGCCTCTTCCTTGCTCAGTCCAGAGGCGTGAAGTTCCACAACTTTGTCCCCGTAGCACACGATGAATGTTTTGTCTTTAGTCATTTTTTCTTTTTCTTTGCTTCTGATTGATTGATGTACTTTTGAAAGGATTCGGCGCAATCTCTGGCCATCTCGATTTCTGATTCTGGGTCGAAGAAGTAACCGCCACGTTCAGCGTAGAGTGCTTCCATCGGCATGGGCCCGCCCCTACGAAATCTTGGGCCGACAACGAATGGAGAAACGGAGTCTTCATTGATTACCGTAAGAACTACTTTGAATCGGGCCATGGTGTCCAATACTTAATCACACGTTCAAGAATATGTCCAACTCCGCTCCATCCATGGTGTGGGTGATAGTAGCAGGCCCACTTCAAGGGAGGGTTTGACTCATCGTTTTTGATGAGATAGATTCCCTCTGCATCAGGTTTTGTATCATTGTAATCGTTCCAAGTGATCATAGTAGGTATGACAAGAAAAACTCCACTTCGTTCAAAAACTCCATTAAGCAGAAATCAGCCACTTAAACGCAGCGGAAGGTTGCGGTATGCATCCCCCAAGCGCCAGAGTGAATACAAGGAGTATGCAAAGGTGAAGAAAGCTTACTTGGCACTGCATCCCATGTGTGAGAAATGCAAGAAGTCGAAGAGTCAGGACATCCATCATAAGGCGGGCAGGGTTGGTCGCTACCTTTGCGACTATAGTTTGTTTGCCGCGCTTTGTCGGGGTTGCCATGATTGGTGCCATCAGAATGGGCGAGAAGCCCGCAAGCAAGGATGGATCATTGATACATTTCATGCTCTTCAAGATCCCTTTCCAGAACCTTCATCAGTTCAATCTCATAGCCAAAGTCAGGCTCATACTGCCGAATAATCGGATTCCAGACCTTACCCTTGGGGGCTGTCCAATTACGGAAGGCATCAACGGCATTGATCCAGCTAGTCTCCAATGGAGCGTTCCATTCATGTTCTGGTGGGAAGTTCCAAGGATAGGGGCGAGGTGGATAAGAAACACAACCACTTGTAACAAGTAGTGCTAATCCTATCCCTGCTCTTTGAAATCGTAAAACCATAGCTCCTCCTCGCTTTCGCTAACCCATCTGCTGCCTGTATGCTCGCAGCTAAACTCTTGGCTAAAAACCCTCCAGTCGGGTTTCATGGGGAATTGTTTGGCGATAAACGATCCACCGTCCATCCACAACACACGGTTGTTGGGTTGTAAAAAATATTGACCACCTTCTCCTGTAAACACATGACCACACTTATGCCCTGCCGCCATCTCGCCGTAGCCAGAGGTATAGTGGGGGCCGAAACACCAGTCCAAGGTGAACATATACTTTGCTTTTTCAAAGGTTTTGTTCTTTAGCATGATGTTTGCTGCCCGATTCTTGCAGTAGTCCAAGATGTTAACCGAGCAGTAGTAGCTCATGGAATCCCATAGCTGTATCCAATCTAGCGGGTAAGACGATCCTCCTGTATCCTCTGCATGGAGATAATGGATCGGGACTCTGGCATGCTGGCTTCCGTATTCAGTCATCACGCTGAATAACCCACATCTTTGGGGGATGGAGGTGAAGGCAAATACCTCGACTAGCTGTCTCTCTCTGCTGACGCAGGGTTCAAGATCGTAGAAGAACCCCTCGTCTACAAAAGCAAAGAAGGTGGGGATATTGACGTTGAGATAGTTGCTCATTTGTTGGCAATTTCGCGAAGAAGTCTTGTCTGTTCCCGCAACTCGTAAAGCTGACGGCTGGCAGCAAGTTCAGCATCTAATCGTGCGTTTGACTCCGCCAACTCCGCATTGATGCGGCGAAGTGTTGCCAAGTATGAATTTTCTTTGGGCTTAACATCCACAGACCCATTAATGACCTGTATCCGCCCCGAATCCAAATCATAGACTGTTCCATTGAATGACCCATCTTGGGCGAGGACATTACTCAGTAACAGTGGTAGTAGTAGTAGTTTTTTCATAAATAGATTGGAAGCGGGGTGGCGCAACTTCATTGGCCCCCCAGCCTTTGAAGCCTTCGCATTTTCATGCCGAGTCTCCCCGCCTCCAAAAATTGGGAGAGGACTCAGGTCGCTCAACCCCGCATTCGCAGTGTTGCCCTCAATGATCCCCTCCGAAGTATCCATAGATACATAGACCATAGCCCCTTCGGGGTGTTCAATGTTTTTTCTTCTTTTTTCTTTGGGGGTATTCGGCGGGCTAAAGCCGTGCGCCCGCCTATATAGCGGCTCCCTTTCGCTTGAACCCCGAACGCCGCCGTCATTGGATTAATAATTCCTTGAGCTAGATCCGACCGATTGACCACACCTCGCCCCCGCAGGGGCAAAGGCATAGTCAAAATTGGATTCTCATTCCTATGAGTGAGTCCTCCGCTTTATTCCACAGATTACGATCTAGGCTCCGAAGCCGCTCTTAGACCTTCAAACAACCGCAATCAACCTCCGAGGGTATTATCCCTCGCGCTTACCAGAGTTTCTCTGGATTCCCACGCCGCAATGTGTTCAAGCGATGGGACGGATGGCTGGCTGTGAGTGCGGCGGTTTTACCCTTGCATACCTCGTCACAGGTTCTAGTGGCATATTTCACGCCCACCTTACGGCTGTCATTCCAGACAGTCGCAGGCTACGATACGTTCAAAATTAAGTCAATATCAAAAAAGAGGGTGCGGCTCCGAAGCGAGGTCTGGAAAAAGACAGCCGCAACAAAATGGAACCGCACCCAGATGCAAGGAAAGGCACAGAATACACTGGAGTTGCACAGAGTCAACAAGAGAGTAAGATCTTTTTGTGGATAAAGAATCCTACAAAGCCTACTTGCATACCCCTTACTGGAAGGAGGTAAGCCGACTTGTGAAGAAACGCTACGGCTGGAGGTGTGGGGTTTGCAACAGTCCCCTAGAACTCCAAGCCCACCACCGCACCTACGAACACCGAGGAGACGAACTAAACCACCTAGATGATCTGATCTGCCTCTGCAAGATCTGCCACAAATTGTTCCACAAAGAACAGAGGAAAGCCCGTAAACCACAGAGGGCGCAGAAACGAAAGTCTCCACGCCCCCGAAATATTAATATTTGACGGCGATTAAAGCCCAGCTACTGTGTGATGTCAATACATAATTATATGATCAACACATCTATTCTACCTACTGAAATTCAAGAAAACCCCGAAATCACCATTGGCGAACTGGCCGTAAAACACGGAGCAAGCTATCACGCCATGGCTTCGGCGTTGAAGCGGACTGGCATTCGGGCGAGGCGGAAGAAGACAACCAAGAGGCGTTTGTCCAACGGGGGAAGGTCTTTCAAGATTCTGGGTTTTATTATGAACAATCCCGAAACCAACTTCACCGCCGTTGCCGAAGTATTCAATTGTACCCGCGAGTATGTGAGCCAGATTGAGGCCATTGCCCGTGAAGAGGGGATCATCAAATGACTGTTGGACGAGTTTATAGCAATGTTGCGGAGTTTGCCGACAGAAACATTCTGCACATCATGCTAGAACAAAAAGAGAGACAACTGGATAAGGCCCGCCAAGCACTGATGATGTGCATCGCCCCCGATCCCGAAGCCGAAAAACTCAAAGAGGAAGTATTGCTTGAGCAATGAACATTGGCGGAACATATAACGGAAACGGAACAGATCTCATTTGCAAGTATTGCGGGCGACCAGTCCTCAAGGATATCGTGTGGGGCAATGCTGGAGCCTACCACCGCGAATGCACCGAACCACCGAAAACGCTGATGCAGGATATTATGAAACAGCACCAACCGCCAAATTTCACCTATCCAGCACCAATCCCGTATCAACATGAACCCAAGACTTGGACTAAGCAATTTGAAGGAAATATCTGCCACACATGAAGGAAATCCCCGCAGGCTATGTGGAAGTTAGCAAAGGAGTCTATGAGCGAATCGATGTTATAAAAAAGCGACTTCAGCACAAACTTGATATTGACAATATTCCACAAATTGGATATAGACAAGATATGGAATTATGGGATAAATATCAAGAACTTGGAAGCGTCCACAAGGTCGGAAAGCTTTATGGGGTGCATGGGCAAACCGTAAAAAATAGGCTTAATGCGGCTGGATACAAATTAAACAATGCAAAGTGGTCAGAAGGAGAAAAACAAAAAGTAATAGAGTATTATAAAAACACGCCACCTAAAGATTTCTCTGCAAAAAAACTGGCTGAAGATATGGGAAGAACCCATGCAGCAGTAGTTATAAAAGCATCCAGATATGGCTGTTCAGATCCCCGAAATGCAAGCTGGAAATTTTCTGATCAACATAAGAAAAATTTGTCAGAAGCCCAAAAGAAAAGATTTGAAAGAGATGGTGGGGAAGCGTTGGTAAGGCCGCTTAAAGAATATTTTGATAATGGCGGGAAAAATGGAATGCTTGGCAAAAAACATGGAGACGAGCTTCGGAAAAATCTTAGCGAAAAGATAAAAGAGTGGCACAAAAACAATCCCCATCCTCGCGGAATGCTTGGAAAAAAACACACCCAAGAAGCAAAAGACAACATGTCAAAGAATCAAATGGGAAAAAAGGTTCCAAGGGAGCGAGTAATTCGCCAACTCAAGACAAGATTAAAAAGATACGGCAGCTTAACCCCCTTAAAGGGTCGCGGAACATGGAGGGCTGCATGGAGGGAAATTGGCGGAAAAAGAAAGTTTTACAGATCCCGCTGGGAAGCAAACTATGCCAGATATTTAGATTTCCAAAAAAACCAAGGGCTTATCAAAGACTGGTCTCACGAACCAGAGACATTTTGGTTTGAGGGCATTAAGCGCGGATGTGTCTCATATCTTCCAGACTTCAAGGTAACCAACAATGATGGCTCCACTGAGTATCACGAAGTCAAAGGCTGGATGGACGCCGCAAGCAAAACCAAAATCAAAAGGATGGCGAAATATCATCCGAGCGTTGTTTTAAAAGTATTTGACGGAAAGTGGTATAGCAAAAATTCTAGAACCCTATCAAACATTATTGAAGGATGGGAGAGTTAGTAGTAGTATGGGGCCAAATGAACCAGAGCCAATTCGATGCAGATCTTAAAATCGCCTACGATGACACGGGTGTTCTGATGCCATTCCCAGAACAAGAAGAGGGCTTTTGCGACAATCCTATCAGAAGGCTGTTTGAACAAATTGAGGAAACCGATGTCGAAGAAGAGTGACGATGGATCAGGCGACAATCAACTTTCTGGGGCGGGCTATCCTTAAATACCGCCAGTTCAAGCTTTCGTTTGTTCCTCAAAAGTATCTTATCACAGGCAAGGCCACCTCTGTCGGGTGGGCGGATGATAAAGAACTCCGCATAGCCACCAAGCGCCCGCTATCTACATGGCTTGATGTCTTTGTCCATGAGACCTGTCACCTAGACCAGCAACTCCAAAGACCCAAGTGGCACGATGTCAGAGAGGATGCCCTTGGCAAGCTGGATGAATGGCTTGCTGGTAAAAAAGTAGACTATGTGGATAAGTATATACGCCTCGTTGTTGAACTGGAGTGGGATTGTGAGAAGAGATCCATTCGGAAACTTGCCCGCAACAAACTACCCGTAGATCTTAAACGCTATGCCCAGATGGCCAACGCCTACATCTTGGGCTACCATTGGATGTTCAACAATCGCAAGTGGTGCAAGAAAAGCTACGAGACCACTCGTATTTGGAGCCAAATGCCCGAAAAAATCATCCCCTTAAACACCGCGCTATTCCCCCCAGCAAAACTTACCGACCCATACTATGATTGATCTACTCAACGGAAGTAATGGAAAAGACTACATACCGTGCCCTTCCTGCTCGCAGATTGATGAAATCAAGCAACTACTTGCTGAATATCAGACCTTTGAAGGAGAAAGCCCGATTATCTCAATTGATCTACTAATTTCGGAAGTCAAGATGTGGAGAAGCAAGGAAGCTTACGAACGTAAACTAAAGTCCACCATGATCTCCTCTATGGTTAAGAAACTAGAAAATAAAGGATTCCAAGTTGATGAAAACAATTGAAGACAAGTGGGTTGCAAGATTTATCAAGTTGGCCGAAGAAGTCTCCACATGGAGCAAAGACCCCTCCTCACAAGTGGGCGCTGTCATCGTCCGACCAGACCGAACCATAGCTTCTGTGGGGTTCAATGGCTTTCCTAGGGGGGTGGAGGATTGCCATGAACGTATAGCAAATCGCGATACCAAACTTCTCTACACAATCCACGCCGAGATGAATGCCATTTTGTCGGCTAAAGAACCACTTAAAGGCTACTCTCTCTTTGTTTGGCCCTTCCAGCCCTGCGCCCATTGTGCGGCGTCCATCATTCAATCGGGGATCAAGGAAGTCTACTGCCCATTCAACGCCCATCTCGATAGCTACGAACGCTGGGCCAACTCATTCAAAGCCGCCCTCCAAATGTTTGACGAAGCTGAGGTTCGCGTTATTTTCTCTTGACATCCCCCGAATCCTCGTCTCTATTAACCAAATTATGAGCGAAGGACTATCCAAAGTCTTTGAAATGGTCAGTGGCTGGAAGGAGCATTCTCAGTTTGAACATGACCACGAAGGCTACATCACAACCGAACGAGTCGGAGAAGGAAAGGCAATGTTTCTTTGGCGGGTTGACAAAGAGCCCGTCCACCTCGACCATATGTACATGGACGGAAATCTATTCGTCCGATTCAGCGAAGACTACCAAATAAATCTATGAGCGAAGAAACCAACCAACCA